AGAGCATCGTTTGTCAGCAATATGTAACAAAGCGAAACAGGCCAAAACAGGCGGACGGCCAATGGCCGCCCCTACGGTATATTCTTATGGGGGAGTGGTGCAGGACGAACCTCTCAGTCAGCTGCGCTGACAGCTCCCCTTGTGAAGGGGAGCCAACCCTCTCAGGCGCTTTGTGCCAGCTCCCCCAAAGGGGGAGCCTATGGGGCGTGTAGGGGCGAGCATCGCTCGTCAGCAAAAATGCAACAAAGCGAAACAGGCGGACGGCCAATGGCCGCCCCTACGGTATATTCTCATGGGAGAGCGGTGCAGAACGAACCTCTCAGTCAGCTGCGCCTTGGAAAGGGAAGCCCATGAGATGCCCTCTCAGTCACGCCAAAGGCGTGACAGCTCCCCCGGAGGGGGAGCCTATGGGGTGGGGAGAGCCATGATGGAAAAATTCAGGGAAAGGAGGGAGGAAAGGCGTGAAAGCGATAGAGGCCATCGGGCAGGTAGACATTCTGGAGCCCAACCAGTACGGCGTGGAGCAGAAGCTGAAATGGCTGGCGATGCTGGACGGGCAGGTTTATGAGGAACTGATCCGGGACTACTTTGAACAGGCGGTGAAGCCGGCGGAGTACCACAGCGGGGAGGAAGAACTGCTGATCCCCATGCCCTATGCCCAGAGCATCTACTGCCGGTATTTGCAGGCAATGATCGCGGCAGAGAACTTTGAAAGCGCAAAGTACAACCAGCAGATCGTGTTGTACAACGCGGCATACCAGCAGTTTCGGGACTGGATCTGCCGCAGCCGCCGGCACCGGAACCAGGGCAGAGGGTTCCGGTTTTGAGAAGGGGGCTGCCCTCTCAGTCACGCCAAAGGCGTGACTAATTCCCCAAAAAGGGGGCCTATGGGGGTGGACGATGAGCAGGGAGGGGGGACACCCTCTCAGGCGCTGCGCACCAGCTCCCCCAGAGGGGGAGCCTATGGGAGGTGTAGGGGCGTGCATCGCACGTCCGCGACATGCAGCAGGCCGAAACAGGCGGACGGCCAATGGCCGCCCCTACGGTATATTCTTATGGGGGAACAGCGCTGATGGATCGTGAAGAAAGAAACAGAAAACGAAGGAGGTGGGGAGATGCCCGTATTTCCCAGGCTGCCCCAGGCGGCCGGTAAACGGGAAGTGATCGACAGCTTCCGGGGCTATGACCACCGGATGAAGATCAAGAAAAACGAATTTTATGACATGATGAATCTCTCCAGCGCCAGCTATCCCATGCTGTCCTGCCGGAACAGCCGGGGGGAGATGGAGAGACTGGAAAACCCCGGAGGAATGCTGGCCAAGGAGAAGCTGGCCTATATCGCCGGGGGACGGCTCTGGTACGGCGGGGAGGAGACCCCGGTGGCGGTATCGGAAGGGGAGAAGCAGCTGGTGAGCATGGGAGCCTATGTCTGCATCTTCCCGGACAAACTGTTCTACAACACCGCAGACCCCACAGACTACGGCAGCATGGAGGCCCGGTACAGTTCCGCAGGGACGGTGAGGGGCACCCTCTGCCGGCTGGACGGCACGGAATACCAGACGCCCCGGGTGGCGGACACGCCCAAGGCAGACCCGGAGAACGGAGAGCTTTGGATCGACAGCTCCGGGGAAAGCGACATTCTGAAGCAGTGGAGCAGTGAGAGCCAGAGCTGGACGGAGATCCCAACGGTATACACAAGGCTCCGCTTCGTATCCCAGGGGGAACTGCCGGGACTGTTCCAGGCCCTGGACGGGGTGGAAATCTCCGGCTGTCAGGAGGAGGCGCTCAACGGGAGCAAGATCATTCAGGCCATTGGCGGCGGAGAGGGAGAGCCGGACTACATCGTCATTGTGGGTCTGCTGCGGCAGGCCCTGGAGCAGACGGAGGGAAGCATCCGGATTGAGCGGACGGTGCCGGAAATGGACTTCATCTGTGAAAGCCAGAACCGGCTTTGGGGCTGCCGCTACGGCAACGATGGGGAGCGAAACCTCAATGAAATCTATGGCTGCGCCCTGGGCGACTTCAAAAACTGGAGGCAGTACCAGGGGCTGAGCACCGATTCCTGGACGGCTTCGGTGGGTTCGGACGGGCCATGGACAGGGGCGGTGAACTATCTGGGCAACCCCATGTTTTTTAAGGAGAACAACATCCACAAGGTGACGGTTTCTTCCTACGGGGCGCACCGGTTGACGGAGACGGTGTGCCGGGGCGTGCAGCCGGGAAGCCACCGAAGCCTGGCAGTGGTGAACGAGACGCTGTACTACAAGGCGGACAATGAGGTCTGCGCCTATCAGGGCGGCTTCCCGGTGAGCGTATCGGAAAAACTGGGAGAGGAGCGCTACTTTAGCGCCTCGGCGGGCTCTGTGGGGGATAAGTACTACATTGCCATGGATGACAAGGATGGGGTACGCCAGGTCTTTGTATATGACATCGGCAGAGGGCTGTGGATGAAAGAGGACACACTGCCGGTAAAATATTTTGCCCGGCTGGACAATGAGCTGTATGCCATGACGGAGGACTGCCTTTGGAGCATCAGCGGCAGCCAGGGCAAGACGGAGCGCTTCGTGCCCTGGATGGCGGAGAGCGGGATCCTCTACTACGAATACCCGGACAAGAAATACGTTTCCCGCATGAACCTCCGGCTCAGCATGGAGGAGGGGGCCTGGATGGACATATTCATCCAGTACGATTCCAGCGGGATCTGGGAGAGCAAGGGCAGAGTCCGGCTCAGCGGAACGGGGACGGTGACGGTGCCGGTCTGCCCAAGGCGCTGCGACCACATGCAGCTGAGGCTGGAGGGAAAGGGACAGTTCAAGCTGTTCTCTCTGGCCCACATTCTGGAGATAGGAAGTGATATGTAAATGCAGGAATACCCGCCAATTTTGCGGGGAAGCCCGGAAAACCAGCTGCGGCAGCTGCGGGATTATCTGGTGCGGCTGGTAGAGAGACTGAATGAGGAAGAGGAGCGGGAGAAGAAATGATCGAATTTTATATTACGGGACAGACCATACGCTTTGCAAGCCCGGTGATCGCGGCAAACTCCCGGGATTATCTGACGGCCCGCTTCCATTTCAGCGGAGAGGACTGGGAGGGCTGCTCCAAATGGGCCCACTTCCGCCAGGAAGAAACGGTATATGACCTGAACCTGGAAAACGACGAGATCAGCAGCGGGATGCATCTGAATCTCAGCGTGGGCTTGTGGGAAATTTATCTGACAGGCCACAAGGGGGAGCGCCGGATCACCACGGTGCCGGTGCTGCTGCGGGTGCGGGAGAGCGGACTGATGGAGGAGCCGCTGCACCAGATCCCGCTGTCGGTGGCGGAACAGGTGGACAGCAAGGCCAGTCTGGCCTTGGAAAAGGCCAAAGAGATCGAGGAGCAGCTGAACAGCGGGGCGCTGGACGGCAAGAATTTTCAGATCCTGGGCTACTACGGAAGCTTCTCAGAACTGGAAGCGGCAGTGGAGGAACCGAAGCGGGGCGATGTCTATGGCGTGGGCGCCGAGGCACCTTATGACATCTATGTGTTTGATGAGGAAAACGACCGCTGGGTGAACAACGGCTCCATCCAGGGACCCAAGGGGGATAAGGGAGAGAACGGCGCCACTTTCAGCCCCCAGATGGACGGCAGTGGCAATCTCAGCTGGGTCAATGACAAGGGTCTGCCCAATCCCCAGACGGTGAATCTGCGGGGAGCCAAGGGCGACACCGGCCCCAAGGGCGACAGCGGCGAGAGCCCCTATGCGTTGGCGGTGAAGGAGGGCTTCAGCGGTACGGAGGCCACCTTCAACTGGAGTCTGGCCCATATTGCCGCCCACGGGGCCCAGCACAAGGCCGGAGGCACCGACCCGCTGACGGTGGAGGCGGACAATCTGGCAGCCGGTGCTGTGACCGCCGGCAAGCTCGCCACCGGTTCCGTGACCCGGGAGAAACTGGCGAATGACGCGCAGTACAGCCCAATCGTGCTGTTTACGGCTGACAGATCGGTCACGGCGGAGGATATGGGCAAAACGCTTCGCACCGGCGGCAGCGGTGACGGCCTTACGATTACCCTTAGCCAAACCGTGAGCCAGGAAATGCCGATCGGGGCAGAGATAGCATATTTTGTCATGTACGGAACCTATGGCAAGCTTGCCTTTGACGGCGTTAAGGCCGGGGTATACGGCAACGCGTCTGCCCTGATATCGCCTACGTTCCGCGTTGAAAAGTATGGGATGGTTGCAATCAAAAAAATTGCCGGTGAGAGCAGCGGCGACACTTGGCTTGTAACCGGCCCAGCGGAGGTGCTGTCATGATCTACGTAATGGGCGGAGAGAGGCTCCGCTCCGTCATCTACGTCACCTACCCGGCGGGCAGCGTCTGCACCTGCTCCAATGGGGCCAGAACGATGAAGGCCAAGGACACCAGCGGCAAGGCGCTGTTCAATGTTCCGTCCGGAAGCTGGACGGTGGCGGCCACCAAAGGCATGGATACAGCCAGCGAAACGGTGACTGTGATGGAAGGGACGGCAACCGTGGTGCCTCTGAGCTATTCGCTGGTGCTTTTTGCCGATGGGACGGATAATACGGCGATCACCGGCGGCTGGACACCGGCACCGGTAAATGGACGGGTACAAGTGCAAGCGTCGGTGAATAATATTACCGGCACCGGTGAGCAGAGCAAGACAGAGACAACGACCAGTGTAAAAAGCATAGACCTTTCAAAGTATACAAAGCTGAAATTCTCCGGCGTGACAACAACAGCAAAGGTGACGCTTGGGGTCGATGGCGCTACGGTAGTACAAAACGCCACCACCGGTGCGGATGTACTTGTGGACATTTCCAACGTGAACACAACGGCCAAAAAGATAAAAATGACCATCACGGCATACTCCAACAGCGGAGGTGTTACGGAGACGGCCAGCGTAGCGAAGATAGAGCTTTTGCCATAGGGGGGATAACATGACGATTTACATAGACAGTGACTGCAAGTGTCATGTCTCCCCCGGCGAGGGGCTGATCACCGTGGAGACGGATACCATCTACACGGGGGCGACAAAATGACGGAACTGGAAAAGGTAAAGGCCTTCAATCAGGAGATTCGAGCGGCGCTGCTGACGGTATATGAGGAACTGAACCAGGAACAGCAGCAGAAACTGAGGAAGGACGGGCAGGTAAAGGCACTGCTTGAAAGGTACGGGATCGGAACAAAATGAGCAAGACGGAAAAAGCAATTGCCCAGATGGAAGCCTGGGCGGCAGACCCTGCCCACGGCTACGACCAGAGCAGGCGCTGGGGGCCGGACTATGACTGCTCCAGCGCGGTGATCTCCGCATGGGAGCTGGCGGGGGTGCCGGTGAAAACCGGTGGCGCCACCTACACCGGCAATATGCGGGGGGTGTTCCTCCGCTGTGGGTTTCAGGACGTGACAAGCAGCGTCAACTTGGAAACCGGTGAGGGGCTTAGCCGGGGAGACGTGCTGCTGAACCACCAGCACCACACCGCCATGTACTGCGGGGGCAGCATGGAGGTGGAGGCCAGCATCAATGAAAACGGCGGCGTCACCGGCGGACTGAGCGGTGACCAGACCGGGCGGGAGTTTTTAGTGAGGCCTTATCGCAATTATCCCTGGGACTGCGTGCTGCGGTACACCGGCGAAACAGTGCCGGACATGCCCGCAAAACCGGCCTACCATTATACAATTAAGCTGCCGCTGCTGAAGCCGGGGATGGAGGACACCGCTGTCGTGACGGTGCAGCAGCTGCTGGCGGACAGGGGCTATGAGCCGGGCGATGCAGACGGAGTGATGGGCGAAGCCACGGTAAGGGCGGTGCGGGCCTTTCAGAAGGCCGCAGGGCTTCTGGCCGACGGAGAGGTAGGCGGCGAGACCTGGAAAGAACTTTTGAGAGGATAGGCAAAGTGACGGAGGCAATTATCACGGCGCTGATTACCGGGGCCATTACTTTGATCGGGGTTCTCGTTGCCAACGGGAAAACCCAGGCGGTGCTGGAAACCAAGGTGGAGGAACTGGCCCGGGAGGTGCGGGAGCACAACAATTTCGCAAAGCGGATGCCGGTGGTGGAGGAGCAGATCAAGGTGATCAATCACCGCATCGGCGATCTGGAAGAGTATCACAAGCCAAATTAGGAGGAGGAAAAACTATGGAAATCATGGGCATTACCGGGATCGCGGCAATTACCGTGATCTGCTATCTGGCGGCGGAGTGCATCAAGGCAACGCCTCTGGATAACAAGTGGCTGCCGGTGGTTTGCGGGGTGCTGGGCGGCATCCTGGGCGTCGCGGCCATGCTGATCATGCCGGACTACCCAGCGGGGGACTATATCACCGCTGTGGCCGTTGGCATCGTCTCCGGCCTGGCGGCCACCGGCGTGAATCAGATCGGCAAGCAGCTGGCAAAGAGATAAAAAAGGCAGGAGGCTTAAACCTCCTGCCTTTTTTGCACAATCCGTTGAATTGAAAACCGCAGTATTCCCAGATCAATAATAAGTATTGTTACACCAAAACACGATGGATATCTGCCATCGTCACGCGCCCAAACATCAAAACGCAAACCAGCGAAGCAGGTTTGAAAATGAAATATTGCTGCGCAATATGAAATACTCCTAGCGGAGTATGAAATTTTCTGCTTACGCAGAAAGTGAAATAAAATTCGTTCCTTCATAGCGAAAGCTATTTCACATTTGCGCAGCAAATATTTCATATCGAAGATATTTCACTGGTTCCGGAGGAACGAATTTCATTGAAAAAAGCCAAGTCATGTGACTTGGCTTTTTTCTGGTGCGAGAGAGGAGACTTGCATGCATTTTTGCTTTGCAAAAGTAGCTGTGTCAGCCAGCGTTTGCACTGGCTGACGAAAGCGCCGCAGGCGCTTTCGACTTAGATTCAAGTCTCTCTATCAAAAAACAATGCAGCCATTCCCAAAGGAATGACTGCATTGTTGGTGCGAGAGAGGAGACTTGAACTCCCACGTCGGTTGACACACGCCCCTCAAACGTGCCTGTCTACCTGTTCCAGCACTCTCGCATATTTGCCGGCGCACAAGCTGCATTGAAAGCTATGTACGCACTCCGGCCCGCCACATTTAAGGCATAAGAGATTATAGCAGATAATCAGGATTTGTCAAGGTCGATTTTTGGAATTCCGGAAATTTATCTGTAGGTTAGACAATCATAATTTACAGTCTGGGAAAGAAAAAAGGATATCTTTAGGAGAGCGCCAGTTGAGAGGTCGCATAGGGAAGTTGTTGTACTTACTGTTCCACACAGCAAGCTGC